CGTTAATAGTAGTACCGGTAACTTCAGTATTGTGTTTACTTGCAAACTCCATCTGTTTCGACTCGGTACTATACTGGACTTGATAATTGGATATCAATTCAAGACCTTCCAATATGCCCTTTACTTCAGCTAACGGAACTGCTACTGAATTTACATCAGGCCGCTGCCGGGCGGCAATCCCTAGGATTTCTCCAGTGTCAGGGGCATACCCTACGTGCATTACTTTTTCAGCCATAACTCGTACTTCCTTATAATCTCAGCGGTAACAAAGTCGTTCTCAGTGTAATGAAACACTCCTTCTTGTAAATGATTACCTATCTTTAAACGCAAACTATCTGTAAGGTATACTCCGACTACACCTTGCCAAGTTGCTGGAGTAGACTGCCAGCCTTGCAAGCCAGGCTTCATGTGCTTGATGTAAGGAGCCGAGTGTCCTCTGTTTGAGATGTCATCGTCGATGTCCATAATACAGGCAACAATCGCAGTAGTAATATCCATACTAGGTTCTTTGGGATAATGCTCTTTACAAAAGTTTCCGTAAAAAAGTTGCCAGTTGTTGGTCACTAACTCTGCCCATTTATAGAACTCTTGCGCGAGCTCGCTTTTTCTAAAATAGTGCACTGCGTTATAAAAGTTGGGTAAATTGTTGTCGCGGAATGCTTTGCGATAAGGATCTGTAGCTTCGTCAACCCGTGTGTTGCGATAATTAAACACCCTACAGGGAAAGTAAAGATCGTAGTTATCAAGAAACTTCCAAAAAGAGTCCTGGTCATCTAATACCAGTACATCGCTGTCTAACACAATGGTCTGATCGTAGGGAGTAGCGTGGTATAGTTTCCACCTGTGCTCTGACTTAAACCGACTATCGCTTGCAGCATACCAAGGCACTTCGATAACCTTATCAAACACTGTCTCGTACTTTTTAAGAATCTTGTCGTTAGTGACAATACTGACCGGGTACTTATTGCCGCTGGCTTTTATACTCATTGCACAAAGGTATGCTTGTTTGACGTATTCTTTGCCTTCTGCGTATATTAAAAATCCTCTAGTGTTCATCAATGCACCTATTTAAACTAAATTTATTCATTACATGAACATTGGCATCTTTTATTCTACAAGCAGTGTACTCGCCTTCGTGCTTTGGCTTTTCAAGTAAAAACAAAAGGCTGTTTTTGTCAATGTTCCACAGTATAGACTTGTCTGTGATATAGTACAATGTGCCAGGCATCGGGTTAGCAAAGTTGCCAGACTGATAACCGTTCATTATATGCACAGCTATACTAAACGCAAAGTCGTTCCTGTACAACGTGCTTCTTAACTGAAACATATTGCTGTAATGTACCCAGTTCTCGTGGACGTGCTGAATTAAGTCGAAGAATATCTTGTTAGTTTCGGATTTTCTAAAAAATACCGCAGTAGCCCAGTAAAAGTCAACACTCGTTTCGGAAATTATCTTAAACTCTGTGCCGCGGTCCATACCGGTGAGATCTGCACATTCTTTATACATTAGCAAATCGTGATGCTGTTCAAAACAAGTCAGAAATGCGTCGTTGCAAATTACAACGTCAGTGTCTAGTACAAGTGTCTCGTCATACGGAGAAACTTCATAAGCAAAGACTCTGCTTTCGTTTTTCCATTGTAGGTTCTTGGCTGCCATTGCACCGTCGTAGAATACCTTGATCCTGTGGTCTTCAGAATTGGACAACACTGTGTTGGCAGCAACGTCTTCAGGCTTCCATACTATCTTAATTACTTTGTCAAATACCGTGTCAGCATCTGAGAACTGTTGCAACAAATACTCTTCGCTGTCAGTAACAATTGAGGTAGGCAGTCCTAGCAGGTCTTTGGCTCGCTGCGCAAGAAAGTACGCTTGCTTTATATAATCTACGTGAGAATTATTGCGGGCAAATACTAGGATACCTTTACTCATAGTCAGTCAGCTTCCCTACTGATCTGTTCTTCTTGAGTTTTTCGTATTCTGCGTGGAAGGTGTTCGATGCTGAGAAATAGACGTCCATTATGTCGTCCAGGAAAGATCCTAGTTGTTCGATCATTACAGGTATTTCGTTGTCGTCAACTAGCACAACATCTTCTTCGTATCCTTTTTCCACTAACATAGTAACAAATGTCATTAGCTCTTTAGATACTGTAAATTGCGAGCCCGCGTGATAAAACATAATCTGTTCGCGGTACTGCTCTTTGAGGATCCGCTTTTGGCTGTTAAGCGTGATCATATAGTTTGAAAAGTCTAATGCTTTTTCAAGTCTTTCGTCCATAGAAGTCTCCTAGTCATACTATATTTTATGACATTAGGAGACTCTTGTCAACCGTTATTGGAAACTATTTACTACAGTAAATGCCGGGAATGGATTATCTACACCAAGAACACCGTCAACACCAAAATCGCTTTTGTCAGCTCTGCGGGCTCCGTAGTTAAATGTAATGTCAGCAGTAACAGGTTCTTGAATTGTTCCTACTTCGTTGCTACCAATAAGCGTTTCAGGGCCGCCGTCAGTTAGACTAATTCTAAACCTAATAGAAGTAGCACTATCTTGGCGAGCCTCTACAGTCCAAAAGCTGTCTTCGTAGACGTTGCCATATACTCCGCCGGCACCTGACGACTGTTTTCTAAGTATTGTTGTGTACGCTGATGTTAATTGATAGTTACCAAAGTTTTGCGTCTGAGGATATTGTACATTTGTTGCGTTAGCATTTGAGTTGCCCATATAGTTGTAGCCAAATTTAACATAACCAGGGTTAGTAACAATATCTTGCCATCCTTTGTTTCTCGGATGACTTTCGCCCTCAACTCCGCCTAAATTAGTTACGGCTCCAGCAATTCGGAGCTCGCCACCTGAATTAAAGAAGTGTCTACGCGCATTTGCAGTTGCAAAAGACACAACTACTTCCGAAGTAATTTTTACATAGCTCCAACTTGATGACCGCGTGTCTGACGTTAGGCTGGGTGCTATTTCTTGCTGCGAGGCATCTATGCCGAATCTGTTGCTTTCAAGGCTCGACATTATAGACAAGTAATCGTTAAATCCTTTTAGTGGAGCTTGGTCCACAAAAGTGTAATTATTTCCGCTAAACGCCAAATCAGTACCCGAGACATCGGCGCCGATTACGTCACCTGCGTCAATTTCAGTTAGCAAAGAATCTATCGTGTTACCAGTTTGGTGCGCATACGCATTCTCGATGTCGTTGCGAACTAATCCTAGTCTGCTTGCTGTAATAGTGCTGCCTGTGCTTACCTGAGAACTAGTGACCGGCTGGCCGTAGCCAAAGTCGTTTACTCCGTTGCCTAATACACTTTCTATTCTGCCTTGAAGGCTATTAAATTGTGCGGCTGTGATTAAATCGCCTACGCTAACTGCCATTGTATGTTCCTTGTCGCTTTGAGTTATTTATACCTTGAGCACACACTCAACCAGTCCTTCTTGAGTTGACTCTTTGTCTTCTAACGCAACGCCAACAATCGAAGTAGATGTACTAGCAGTGCCCACGCCGTCTTTGTAAGCATATATTATGTCGCCCTTGTGCGCCGTGCCATATACTCTTACAGGAACTCGACCTTTTAGTGCTAATGCTTGTCCTGGTGCTTCTGAGTTCATTAAGTAAGCAGGCTTTGCCGATACTACACCAATTGCGACACTTTTGAGCTGGGCCATTGTAGTTTCTTCAGTGCCACCAATAGACATAATAGTGCCAACTGGGTATTCTTGGTCAGTAGTATACTTTTCAGCTAAGTCAGCATATTTTGCACTTGTAGCAGTACCGTTAAAAATATTAGCAAACACTGTGTTATTCGCAGAACGTGCTACAATCTTTCCAGGTTGTGCACTAACTGATGCAGAATTATATCCACCTTCGTCTATTTTTAACTTCTCTGCTTCAGCTGACGAGCCGCCTTCAAACGACTCTGCGTAGATAGTTTTAAACTTCAGGTTCGGTTTGCCCAAATCAAACGTATTGTCAACAGCTGGATACAATCCCGTAGCGTCTATTGTTATGCTGTGTGTTAGGTCGCCCAAGGCGTTTTCGGCTTTAAAGTAGATCTTACTATTTGGTCCGAGGTTGTTGGATATTGAGCCGGTTAAGGTTCCTAAACTAGCAGTAAGGTCAAATCCAGTGTTAATAGAGATGCCAGAAACTGCGTCAATTGTTTGCGTAAAGTTTGAGTTAGACAGAGTTACAAACTCGCTAGCTGGTACTCCGTTCAACCGTTCGGCATTTGAAGCAGTTCCTTGGAATCTAAACGCAGAAGTAGTAGTACCAGTAGAGCTATCTTTAAGGGTCACACCTTGGCGTATTTCAGTAAATCCGTCTAGTGTGTTTTCTGGAGCATTAAGAATAGTAAACTGTGTTGGGGATATCACGTAAATTGGATTATCATTAACTACTGCAACAATAACACTTCTAGAAATACTGTCAAGGTCAACTATTGTTCGACTTACAAGTTGTGTTGTGCCAGTGCCGGCATCTTGCGGACCGATCAGCACATACGCATTACCATTGAATACATAAAGTTGATCGTTGCCCTCGTCCCACCAAAAGTCGCCAGTTGTTAGACCTGTTGGCTGAGTTCCGCCTACTTCTGAACCACCAGTTGAGCGCCATATCTCACCATCGTAAAACTTTAGCTTGCTCTGTGAAGTGTCAAACCAAATCTGACCGCTTAATGCGCGCGGTGGCGGAGTCTGGCTTGCGAAATTTTCTAACAGGAACAAAAAGTTCTCGTTGTGAAGTTCACCGTAGCCCGCATAGTTTTTACCTATGAATTTTAGGTCGGTCGTTTCGTTAACAGTACCGTCTTCAACTACTGTTAGCAGCGTCCTGTTATATCTGTCTATCTGATAAGCCATTTGTAAATAACCCCTTTATGTGCTTTTTATTATTTATCCGTTTACGGTGTAGGTAAGATTGCCTTAAATACCCAAGTACCTGCTGAGATCTCGTAAACTCGTGTTTGGCGCTGTACTGTAGGTGTGTAAGTACCTGTTAAACTTGTTGGCAGCGCAAGATCTTCAAGAACCTCAACACTGCCGCCTGTTGTAGCATTAACCTGTACGAAATCTTTGGTCGTTGCTGCAGAAACGTTGATATTCGACACTGTTTGAGCCTGATAATAGAACGTCAAAAGGCGTGCTTCTTTGCCACTAGTAGATACTGTTGCCGGATACAACTGCTCTAAGTAAGCAATAATGTTGTTGTCTCTTGTATCCGGTGAAACCCAACCAGTAACGTCAAGAGCAAACACCAACGGATCTGTTCTTAGCTGCTGATCAACGTAATCTTTGTTTACTGCGTCATTTATGTCAGTCGGTCCTGCTAGGTTTGTTATCTTGCTGGCTTGGACATTTATATCCCCTGCACCTACACTAAGAGTTAAGCCAGTTCCTGCTGTTCTACTAATCGTCGAATTATTAATTAAAACAGTATCTATAGTTAATTCTTCTAAAGTGCCTACTCGAGTCAGTCCTGTCGCCGTCTTTACGCTATCGTGTAACTGAACTGTGTCTAATACTACATCGCCGCCAATGCGGAACTCTTTCCCTGTAGGAATATTTATATGTTCGCTTAATTCCCAGGCGTCAGTTAGCTGACCCCATGTTATAGTTTTGTCTACAGCACCTTTAAGTGTTATGCCGCCGCCGTCAGCAGTAACGTCAGTTGGTGAAGTTACTACTGCCAATTCGATATTCTTATCTTCTACCTGTAGTGTCTCTACTTCTATATTGGTAGTAGAACCTTCAACTAACAAGTTTCCTGCTATTCTGGCGTCACCGCTAATGTCTAGGGTATAAGCAGGGTTTGATTGAAAAATACCCACTCTCTGGGGCTGCGTTCGCACAGTTATGGCATCAATAGCACTTAGTGGACTTGTAGAACTGTTAACAATAAATCGCATATTGTCGTCTACCTGAGTGTTCTGAATGGTCAGACCGTCCGATACAATAAAACGAGTGTTTTGACTTGGCCCAAGAATCAAACCTGCTGAGCTGCGTATGCTTAAACTGCCCAGCAAAATGCCATCTTGGTCGTTTCTTAAGATTTGCGATGCTAAGATTTCATCACCTGTTGCCGTTACTACTCGTTCAGTGCGCAATGCGCTACCACGGAAAACAAACGTAGCAGGACTAACGATGTTATAACCTATAAAGATCTTGCCTGTTGGGTTATCTGGCTTGACCAGCTGAGGAATAATGTTACCAGTTACGTTATTTGGCGTAAACTCTTCTCTCGAAATAACTGCTTCTAAAGAACTACCGATCCGAACCTCTAATATAGTTCTAGAGTTTAGGTTCTGGTCCTGTATAGTGCGAACAACTATACCTGACTCGCCTTGTTGGATAGTATATTGTGGACCTATTAGCTGGAAGTCCGTTCCGTCATACAAATACAAGCGGTCTTCTATTGAACTATACCAAGTGTCCCCTATTACAGGGTTACTCGGGCGCTGAGGCGACACAAAACTGCCAGCGGCCGGTGTAAACTGCTCGCCGTCAAAAACCTTGAGAGTATTTTGACTTGTGTCGTACCATAGTTGTCCTCTTAGCGGACTAACTGGTACTGTAGTATTAGCAAAGTTTTCTAGCATTCGTATAAAGTTTTCGTTAATAAACTCGCCGTAGCCAGTATAGTTACGGCCAACCAACGCAATGTCAGTTGTATCAACATCTAACACGCCGTCTACTAACTCTGTAAGTGTTGTGCCATCTGTTCTATTTAAAGTATAACTCATTATGTGCCCCCGGTCCAAATAATATAGTTGATTGCTAGGTACGGGTTCATTACTTCTAATGCCGCTCCGACTGGTTCTCCGTTAACTGTTCTATAATCGCCAATTCCTGACTGTCCACCACCGCTTACACTTCCGCTTGTTGGTATTCCCGAAACTGCCGAAGTACCTGTTGATATGTTTAGTGCTGTTACTTCTGGTGAATCGTTAGCCGGATCTGCAGGAATATCTCTTATAGCATAATACTGCTTAGCGTTTGCGCCTGACGAACGCATGTCGTGTTCGTGTTCTGGCAAGTGGCGCGTCTCGACATCAGTTGTTTCTTTGCCGCCGAAGTTACCAAGTATATCGGCGCCAAGATCTGTTACTCTGTTAGCAGAAGCTCCGCCCATATTGTCAAGACCCATTGGCATCCTTCCTCTAAAGTCGGGCAGAGCAAAATAACCATCGTCGAAGCCGCGATTTAGTATCTCAATCTGGTCTAAGAAAGCAAACCCGATAACACCAAATAAATCACCAGCGTCTGTTTTTCTAATAATAGAACCGTCGCATAATAGCCAACCACGAGGGGGTATGGGCCCGGCAAATTGTACAACCATGCCTGCTGGGTTTTGCGGAATGTTCTTAACTAAGTCACGCTGTGATATTTTATAAAGTCCAGGGGCGCCGGCGGTTCTGTTAATAATAAGCTCGTCTGAAGCCTGGGACACTGTGGTGTTTTCTTTGTTGGCAATAAACTCGTTACTGATAGTAGCATTAAATACTTTCGTAAGGTCGCCAGCACCATTGAATTGTATTGCCGGAGCACTAACATCTCCTTCAATCTCAAAACTTGTTTGGCTTGTTAGCTTTGTCGCACTAGACGCACTGCCTGTTAGTGTTCCTCTAACACTGCCTTCTACATCGCCTACAAATAGATTAGCAGTAACTCGATTAAATCCCGATATTGTCGCAGCTTCGCCAGTGATGTTGCCCGTAAGAGACAATGCGCCACCTAGTGTTGTGTTGCCGTCTACTATTAAGTCTTTTGCTACATAGGCGCCGCCAGATACGCGAAGTGCGCCAAAGCCGGTGCCGGAGGTATTTTCGGTCGAATTAGCATGTACTACTCCACTGACTGCTAAGTCACCCACGACATCTAGTTCAAACTGCGGATTAGTGCGGTTTATACCAACCTTTGGTAACTCACCGTTAACTTGACTTCTTATACTGATACCGGATAAGTACCCGCCGTCTTGTTTAACGTCTAGGTCAATACCGGCTCCGCCAAAGTTGCTTCTAATCTTTGCTACTTCGCCGGCTGCCTGTATTGTTAACTGATTATTATCACCTATGCGGATACCTTGGTTGTTCTTAACACTTAACACTCCATTAGCTGTAGTGTTTACGTCAGCTCGTAGGAAACTTGTTGATGCTACGTTTTCTGCGCCTATCCTTAGTGTCTCTGCTGATTCCGCAACGCCTCGATACTTTAGAGGACCATCTGTTAGTATCCTAGTAGTAAGGTTAACGCCCGGCTTGATTGTACTAAATCCTGATATAGTAGACTTAGGAGTAAACTGCCTGCCTGACAGTATTACAACAGGAATTTGATTGACATCTAAGATTAATACAGTATAATTATTATTGTCGGTGCCAGCAAGTATTGCTGCCCTTGGTCCAGTAGCACTGCCTTGGGAAAATTCTGGCCCTACAAGTATCCAGCCTGCACCACTGTTTAAGTAAAGTTGCTGGTTGTCTGTGTCTACCCAAAGATCGCCCGCGATGGCACTTGATACCTCAGGTACAGTAGCAGCTTTAAATACACCGCTAGCAGGTACCCAACGAGTACCGTCGTAGATCTTTAGCTGATCTACACCGGCTGTTGTATCGTACCACGTTTGACCCTCAACTGGATTGTCTGGGGGTACAGTAAAGGCAAAGTTTTCCAACATATGAAGCAGGTCTTCTGCGATGATTTCACCGTAACCTACATATCGTGTGCCAGGAAAACTAAGACTAGTATCTTCGTTGTTGACATCTCTGTCTTCAACAATGATTTCGCCTTTGTTAATGTTGTCTGTGTATTTTACAGTATATGCCATTAGCTAGCACCTCCGCTCAAGCTCTGTACTCGCACCGTGTAATCAATCTGGATCAGTCTATTCAAAGACTTTTGCTCAGGATGAAATATCACGTGAGTAAGCAGGCGGCCTTTGTCTTGTCCTGCTAGAGGAGCACTTCTTAATCCTAGTTCGTCAAATACAAACGGAGCATCGTTGTTAGAAGCAGTGTCAAACGCATCTTGACCATTTGGTTCACCGTAGTCTAACAAACACGTTACGATAATGTCAGTATAGTTTGTGCCGCTAACGTGCCGCGTTTCTATTTTGTTTCTGTTAGGATCTAGGTTGCTAGCATTACGATCATCCACAATCTTACTAAACGTTTGATTATACAAGCTAGCATTGCCGCCTGTTGAGTTAGGAGTCAAGTAGGTTATAATGCCCGTTGGATCTATACTAGTGCCGCCATTACCAAAACTCATCTCTGAGATCGGACCAGTACCTGCGTTGGACAAGCTCTGTGCCAACGCGATACTCATATTTTCGTAATGTATGGCATTCTTTTTATTGACAAGAACCTCACCAGTTTCCGGATCATGGATCTTGATGTGCCCTTGTATGAATACGCCGTTCATTTCATTTATCATGTTTTAATTCCATTTCTGTTAAGTGTATTTATTCAGGCAACTTACTTATACTTCCGCGCAAGAAACTAGCTATCTCATTCTGCGAATCTTTAAGTGTCTCTCCAGGTTGCGACCATAATCTTCCTACTCTTCTAACTAAAATTATAGTCTCAGTTGGATCTGGCGTCACTGTTAGATCCAAGCTAACGTTACCGTTGGCATCTACTATAATATCAAACTCTTTCTCAAGTTCAACGTCACCCAGCGGTGAGTCCGGTGCTATTGCTTGTATAATATCACCGTTATCGTCTACCATATCAAACTGGTATGACTGTATTGCGTGCTTGCGCAATCTAGAACCACCTACAAACACTTCAAAGAAGTCATTGTATGCTTGTCCAAATACTAGATTGTAGCCCGACAGGTTAAACGTAGTCTCGTATACTGTCGAACTGCCGTCGTTTACAAGAGTCTGGCTCACTAACTGATCCGTATAAGGAACATTCTTGCTGCTACTCCTATCAACTACTGCGGTGCCTGCGAGGTATACATCCTTAACACCCGTGCCCAACGTTCCTCTACGCAATTGACGCAACAGGTTGCCGTCCTTAATAAAGTACTCAATGCGCTCACCGTCGACAAAAATTATGCCAGGCTTGTTACGTTCAACATTCGGAATAGGTAGCAACGATGCGTCTTCCATCTCAATGCGTAAATCGTACTCGTACAGCGGCTTAGCCAGTGTTTGTCCAACGCCGTTGTCAATGCGCTTGTAATGAGTCCTGTTAAGGATATCCTTAAATTGGCTCCAAGCCATACGCGGTGAGCGAACTGGAGCAGTAAAGTGAATTACGTCTATCACATCACCTATTTGCGGTGTTTGTGACAAGTATACCACTCTGTTGTCAAGCGCCAGTGTATAGTCTACTGTAGGAGACAGTAACTTACCGTTAACTACTACCCAGACGTATTGTACGCCAGCAGCTGGCTCGTTTAGGATAATTTTACCGCCTCGCAGATTATGATACGTTGTGAACTCTCTTGAACCAGGTACTAGGTTGCTGCGTTCTACAATACCATATCCTGTTCTGTCAATGTCCATTATGTTGTGATTAGTAAACTGATATACGTTAATTGGGTTACCGGTAGCTATCGGAACAATAAACTCTATAACGTCTCCAGTAATCGTATACTCAGCATCTTTGGTGTAATACGCCTCGAGTATGTCACCTTCGTTGAGTGTTGTTGGGTCAACTCGTATGCTGCTGTTACTAATAGTAACAACAAAATCAACACCTCGAGTTAGTTCTCTGTCTTTAATAAACACTCGAACTGCTGCCGGATCAATTGTAAACTCCGGTATCTGGAACGTATCAAACTGGTATTCTAGAGTAGCCAAAGTCTTGACCAAGAACTCTTTCTTGTATCCCGGACTTGCTATAAATCCGCCAACTTCAACAAATGTCATAAACTCAACTGGCTCTTTAACTCCAGGAGCTTGTGACAGCGTGTATGCAGTTGATACTCCGTCTGGCGTAATAGTATCTCGTAACACTCGGCTAAAGTTCTTTATACCGTCTTGTGATTTGAACACAGCATAGTCAACTACGTCTCCAGCAGCTGGTGCTACTGCAAAGTCTATCAATAAGTCGCCGTTGCGCTCTTTAATTATGGCATCTGAGTCAGTTGCTGCTACGCCGTTTACTAACACCACAGTTTCGAGTCCTGTAACAAACTGTATTGACGTTTGTACTTCAGAAGACGAACCGTCTGCTATAAATGTACCAATGTCAAGCACGTTATTACCGTTTAGCCCAATGGTCAACACCGTTAGTTTCTGTCCTGCGCTCGGAACTGTTACAAACTCAACAGTATTTGCAGCATAGTCGATAGTGTATTCGCTTGGGTCTACAATGTTGTTAGCCAACTTAATGATAACAGCATCAACACTATTTGGCTTGATACCCAAGCTGTACGTCCCAGTAACTCCGCCTGTGACGTAGTTCTGGTTAAAGATCTCACCTTGGCCGTCGCCTACTCTCTCAAACACCTTGATGTCAACAGTGTCCATTACTTGTCCCGGTACCATCTCTTCTGGGCCGCCACTCGTTACTGCTGTTATTAGAAGATCACCGTCAACTATTATGTCTTCGGCTCTTATACCAGTAGCGTTACCGTAGTCAGTATTACCGCCATCGAGTTGAGTGTCGTAGCTAGCAGGGTCAGGAGCATAACTGCCGTCACTAGTAGTCTTACGGATTATAAACACATCGCCGTCTGTTGAAGGAATATTCCATTCGTCTAAGTTAACAATAGTCTGGGCGCCATCGCCTACTAAGCTAGGAAGCAATGCTGTTGCGTTAGCTGTCGAATCACCAAATGCAGGGTCATCTATGCGAACACCGTTTCTGTAAACGTTATACTCTACACCGTCCTCAAGAGGAGTGCTTAGCTCAAGTACTGTTGTACTACCGTCTAGCCTGAACACCAAGTCTTCGTAGGTTGTGTCATACTGATCCCAAGGATTTGTGTTCCAAGGAGTAGTGTTCCAACCAGTGTCGGTATCGAAGTCGAAACTACGCACTTCAACGCCGCCATAGTCTACACCTGACATCAGTTGCGCAGTGTCGTTACCGATCATGCCCGCAGTAGGAGCGTAAAGATATTCTATCCTTTCTGCGGCTGTTAGCATCTCTGGTGACTTATTGTAGGTTACTACAATTGTTGCGCCGCTTGCTGGAGGACGAGTAAACTCAATTTGCCCCAGCTTGCGCTCACGCGACAGAGTGCGGTCAACTACGTTCGTATAGGTAAACTCACTGCGCAACGCATCTTCACCGTCAACAGTAATACCAGTTCTGTTGGTACGTAGGTCCATTGGCCAGTTTAGCGTATATGTTGTGTTGTTTCCGCTGCCTGTGAATTCTTGGACTTCTTCTAGTGCTAGAATTGCAGCACGTCCTGTTAGTCTGTCAAACTTGATACAAACCTTCATGCTTCTTACTACAGAGTCACCCAGTACTGCTGTTGCTTTAGCAGGAACTCCTTCTGAGTTCGGAGGCGGCGTAATAGTCACTGTAGGTAATCCTACATAGCCGCTGCCCGTTTTAGTAACGCGAATCTTGGTCACTTTGCCTTTGCCTACGAACGCTTGAGCAGTTGCGCCCGTGCCGCCTCCGCCGGATATAATAACCGTTGGTGCTGCCCCGTATTTTGTGCCAGGATCAGATATCTGGATCTCTGTAATCTTATACCCGATGTTGTCTTTCCAATTCTTATCAGGGTATGAATTAAACAGGCCATCGACGCCAACTAACACGTTGTCAACAATCTTAGGAGCTCTTGGCACAATTTTACCTTCTATTTCGTCATACCTCGGAGGAAGGTCGAAGTCTGTGACTACAGAATTAGTAGGCTCTAATTTTTCTAGAGAACTAACATACTCTCTAATCTTGGTCTTATAAGGCTTGACCTCTTCTACGTAGTCATTATAGCTTGGCAAACTGTTATTACGATACGTAATACTCTGTTTGAGCTCACCGACATTATGCTTGGCCTTTACAAAGCTAGTTTTGAACGCCCAGTCAACTGTAAGCTGCTCAGAGAACACATAACGAATACTAGCAAAGAACAGCTGATTGTAGTCGACACTTAGATTGTCGACCAACAAGTCTTGTTTAAGCGCCTTCATTATTAATCTAATTTCTTTGGACGGTTCTGCGTCAAAGAACTTGCCGTCGTAACCGTACACATCGTAACCAATAAAGTTTTCAATGTTGTCATACAACGTAGATTTTATTTGGATAGTGCCGTTTTGACGACCTATTGTGTCATAGTTTACTGTGTAGTCGTCAGTGTCAACATCGTTAACCTTTTCTAACAACAACCAACCACCTTGTCCGACGTTGGCAACTTTAACAACATCGCCAATGTTATCGTCAAGTCCAGGTAGCTGGTACGTGCCGTCAATAAGACGAGTAACTAACGTGAACTGGTTTGATCCTTGAACATACCAATCTGCGTACTCCCAGTATTTCTTGACATCAAAGTCTTGAGTAGCAGTCCGTTGCCATTCTTTATTTAGGTCGCTCCAAACATACACTGCCCATCTTCCGCCGATTGTTGAATCTGATCTAACTAGCGCACTTACCGGACGTACATCAATCCTAATGTCATCAGTGTAGCCTTCTCCGGCGTTTACTATGTCATAGTCTATAACCTTTCCTAGGTTGTTAATGATTAGGTCTATTTCTAAATCTTCGCCAGGTCCTACTACTGTTATTGACGGCCCTTGACGCAGTGCGCCACTTGCTTCTACATAATCAATGTCTTTGTATCGACGACCTGTGTTTGTAATTGTAATGCCACTTACGGCTCCGTCGACTACAGTAGCCTCTATAGTTGCTCTAGAAATCTTACTAGTACCAATGAAGCGAAGTTCCTCGACGCTGTCAACTGCGTAATCATATAGCTTTGAGCCAGCCGTTGGCAGCAAGTCTTCAGATAACATAATAGTAAAGTCGCGGCTGTCAACTACTGGTAGCTTTAGTAGTGACAAGTTAGCGCGTTCAATTACTTGCTTGAGAGCCTCGTACCTATTAACAAACCAGCTCTGTCTTGGACGGAACAATGTACCGTACTTCTGCCTTGGACTAAGTTCAGGGTCGGGAACCATTCTACCGTTGTCGTCGTAGCCTACCAAGCTGTCTACCCACTTGCGTTCAATGTCTCCTCTCGGGACGCTAGTCTCAAGTCCTTCTGACAACAACTGGTACTCACTGTGTACATTCTGCTCTTGGTTCCCAAGTGTGTAATAGCTCACTGCTAGTACAGTATCAGTTCCTGACACTAGGCTATCCGAATTGTAAATAACAAATCTGTTGTCAGTAGTAAAACTTACAAACTTGTACCCTTCTTGGCTTGGGTCTAAGATTAGTCTTGCCATACTACCAACACTGAGTCTTCTGTAATTAACGTCAGGTATTGTAAACTTGTTAGATACCCAGAAGTAGTACAAGTTACTAAACGTCTTAGCAACTGAGTCGTACTTTAACTTTTGCGAGTAAACACTGTCACCGTATCGACTTTGACCGCTGATTCCTCGCACAATACCTTCGTTAGTATCTGCTACGTCGTCCCACTCTGACGGTAGAACACTGCTCTCTACCCATTCGTAAACATCAATCGACGCACCTGGTATTAGCCTGTTCCAGTTTGCACTTTGATAAATCGGGTCACCTTGGTGTGGCTCTGAGAACCTAGCAGTGCTAAGATCCCACCATACCCTACCAACGTACTCGTCTTCCCAGTTATTAACATCGTCAAAATATCTTAGCTGATCTGTTGCGTTATATCTTGCCGGATCAGTATATGTTCTAAAGTCAATTTCTTGTGCTGCCGGTCCTGCAATTTTACCCTGGCGAACGTCAATGTAGTCAAGGTAAGTAATTAGCTGATTTGTTCGCTTATCAAACAAATACACTTCTTTGATCTTATCTAAGTCAACTACCGGTAGCGACGTTCTTACTTTATTCCACGCAGACTGAGTTTGCAGGCGTCTGTAGTCAGACACACTACCTATAGTAGTCGGAGTAACTTTGCGTGGTAAACCTACGTATACGTGGTTACGCACAGCGTATAACGATTCGCCAAACTCTGATGCCGTAGCATCAGTGTACTCTAATGCATCAGCATAGATAAACGTGCCGTCGACTCTTTCATAAACAGTAACACTGCCAGTGTCTAATATTCTATTAGCGAAGCTAGTAAACTCGCCGTCGAAGGTAGTTTCGCCAATTGCCTCTATGTCAAACGTAGTTGGCAACGTAGAGTCGCCGTTATAGCTTGCAACTACAATGTTCTCGTCAGTAGCACTTACTTTAATACCAAACTTCTCAACCACGTCATTGCGCGGTGACACTAGCTCCTGAACTAACTCGTACTTGCCATTTAACTGTGCATATACAAGAACGCGGCCTTGATCGTAGGCATACACATCACTTGTTGGTTCGCCTATTACTAGGAACTTACCGTTTGGAGACATTGATATGCTCTTCGCAAAAGCAGTATTAGAAAGAGGATTGTCAATTATCTGATCTAACTTATAACGGTTGTCTTGTAGTCTGTATATCAGCACACGGTTGATCGTACCTGGTACAATGCCCGTAAGGTCGTTAGGATCAGTTAACACGGTGGTAGCAAGGACTTGACCGTTTGTTGACACACTAGTCTGAGCTGCAAACTCAGTTAGTGCCGGGTCAGTAAACGTGCTATCACCGTAAAGCTCTTCTGACAGTACGTGCGGAACATATCCTTCAAGCGCAATATCTTGACCTAGCTGTAGCCATTCAACACTACTGTCAGGAGCATTCCCGCCTTTGATAGTAGTGATAGCTCTAAATAGTTTGTTAGTGTGCTTAACAATGTCACCAGTAGCAAAAGTAATCTCACCGCTAACGTCGGCCCATTCTCCGCGATAGTTAGGATCGGCGTCAATAGCCCAATCAAACTGGGCGCCGCCTTGATCGAAACCGTGCTTAATAACAAACACACCTTTATTAGTTGAGACAAATAATCTGTAGAGCCTGTCTTGTTGTGCAAAGTCAAGATCCTTGCCTACGTTGTATACGGATATTGTGCTGGCAGCTTCCATCTCTTCGCTCTTTGGCAGAATGTAGGTGTTAACCCATTCCCACTCGTTGCCAAATCGACGGTAAATGCTGTACGCGCCTTGGTCGTTGATACCTGTCTTGGGCTTGCCAGGAGTTACAGGAATGTTAAACACCTGTGTCCAATCTCGGCTACTACTTGACGGATAGCTTGCTGGGCGCCCAGCGCCCGTTGCGTCTACGCGAGTGTCGTAGAACCAGTATTCGGCGTTAACTAACGCAAAGTCATTGAACGGATTTTCAGCAGTAGCTGGGTCTACACCAAACGGCGAGCCCTTATTAATAATCGCCAGTTTACCGAGTGTGTCGTTCTCTAACGACACATTGTCTATCTTGCCCACTGTGCGAGTATTAGTGAAGCCACTTTCAATTGTATTAATGCGCAATGTGTTAGTAGTAGCGAAGCTACCAGTGTTTCCGTTTACAACATTTATTAGATATACGCGGCCTTGGTTATTGTCGTGCTTTTGATAGAACACAACTTCGCCAGTAGCGCCAGTGCTA